GGGTACGCCAGAGTTCAAATCCGGTATGCTTATGCTTACGGCCAAGCCCCAATAGCTGGGCGAGGTCGTTCAGGCTATTGGAGTTGAACTTGAAGTTGCGCTTCGCTATCTTGAGCGTGTCGATAGTCTTGTACGGCGACGGCGGTTTGAAACCGTTGATTAGGAACCGCGCATTGGACTTGCGTATATCGAACTTGTCGCCATTATGGGCGATAACGAGGTCTGCCTCATCTAGGACCTCCCAGAGCTTCTGGGCCAGGTCACGGTCGTTCTCTTTGTCTTTCGCATAGAGCTTAAAATCGGGGAGCGCCCACGTGGTAGGTCTGCGTTCTCCAACCCACATGACAGAAAAACTGAGCAGGTGCCATTCAGACTTAAACTCGATGACATTCTGCTCCCATTTGCCCCACACCCACCCGAGGTTTGGGCTTGTTTCTATGTCAATGAAGGCTATGCGATACGGTTTACTTGGCGCGACCTGCGGTGCTCCAGGCTTTCTCGAATGCGGTGTCGTCAACCGTTGACTTGTCAGAGAAATCCGTCTTGGTGCCTGCGGCGTTAGTGTTCGTGGACGGCGTGCGCTTTTTGCCGGCTTCATCGTTACCGCCCTTGTTGGTGTTGCCGCCGTCTGCAGCCTTGAACTTGTGGGGTTTGGCTGCCTTGAAAGCGTCAATGATTGCTTTGGCACCAATGACTTCGCCGTCATCGTCAACGGTCACATCTTTGGCGTCAAGCAACTTGATGTCGTCGATGTCTACGATGCCGGCTTCACGAGCCAGTGACCGCAATTCAGTGGAGATTAGGCGCTTGTTTGCGTTCTCCGTGGTTTCGGCCAGCTTCTTCTCAGCCGCAATGGCGCGCTTCTCGGCCAGCTCAGCGACCTTTTTCTGGTCGTCTTTGGCTTTGGCTTCGTCAGATTCGCGCTGGGCCGCTGCGTCTGCTAAGGCTTTGGCCGCGTCTTTGGCGTCCTTGGCCTCTTTGCGTAGGCGTTCGACATATTCACGCGTAAATTGTTTGTCTTCTTCGTTTTTGCCCTTATTGTCGGCGGCTACTTTGTCGGCAGCCGCTTTGTCGGCGGCTACTTTGTCGGCGGCTGCCTTCACGGCTTGGTCGGCAGCGGCTTGTTCTTCAGGTGTCATCTAGTTGAGGATACTCCTATTTGGATGAAGTAGTTGGTTTCGCTACCGCGACAGCTTTTGCCTTTGCGATATGGTTGTCGTTGACAACTTTGCCCTTTGCAATGAGGGCATCGTTTTCAACTTTGCCCTTCGTGACAATCTTGTCCAGCTCATGCTTCTTGTCCGCCTGGTCGGCCTGTTGCTTCTGGTCCGCTTCGTGGGCGTCGCGGGCGGTCAGAGGCGGATTCTTCTTATGCTCCGAAGCCAACTCAGCCGCAATGCGGTTCTGGTCGCTGATGCCTACGACAGACGCCGCCTTCTGGGCGACAACGCTGATAGGCAGAATCGGAATCGGGAACTGCGGCGTGCTGCCTGCGGCTTCCGACAAAGCCTGCAACTCTGCAAGCATATCGGCGCCAGACGGCGTGCTCCACTGCGGCCAAACCAAACGCAAGGGCGTATCCGCGTCCACCTTGCTTGCATCCACGTTTTGAATTTCAATCGTGCCCGCAACTAGACCCCGAAGTACCATACGCAGCAACTCAAGGTAGCCTCGGACGCCGTAAGACGTTCGGAACCGCTCGACAAGCCACACAAGAGCCTGATGCAGCATATGAAGCGCCGTGCCGGAGGTCGGCCCACGACTGTTCTCGCTGTCGGCCTTCATGCCGCTAATAGTTTCCATAGCGTATTCGCGCAATTGTTTGACGTGGTCGCCAGCACCCCGCAGGCCTTCGCCGCTAATTTCAAGGACAGACATGTCGCCTTCGACCTTGAGCATCCGCGCTGGGCTCTTTATAATCTTGGTCTCAGCTGCTGGGTCGGAGCCAGCTAGTGGTATTGACGTCTGGAGTGGTGCGGACTTTTCGACCATGAGAGGGTCCGCTGTGTACCGATACCCGCGCCCAATTTGTGACATCAGGTATGAAATCTCAATCACCATATCGGTGATAGCTGCAAACGTGCACTCGCCGTCAAGGCTGGTGCGATTGGGGAGGTTCTTCATCCAGACGACGTTGATGGCGCCCAGTTTGTTGATGTAGCTGCGCTCCTCGTCTTTCTCCCAGCGGATGACTACCTGGGCCCCGGTTGTCTCGTCCACGGTCGTGTCACCCAGCTTCAAAAACTTCTTTTCTTCCAGGGGGAGCGAGGCGAGCACGCGTTCTTTAGTGTACGTCACCTTGATGTAGTACAGCTTGTTATCGTCATACTTGCCGTCGTAGCCGGACAGTCGCAGGTCTTCAGCGGTGACAGCATAAACTTGGTCCATTTGAGTCAACTTACGGGGGTCGGCCACATCGAACACCGGGGTGCAATACTTGCCCTCAACGATTTCAATGTACGGCGTCTTGTCCGGTAGTATGCGAAGCACTGCGGCGACGGAGCCAACGCAGCCCTTTTGCATAGCCTCAAGCATGACGGCTTCGAGTTCAAGTGATTCGATAATGCGCTCAAACTGCTCGTGCTTCTCAGCCAACGTCTCTGGTGAGACGTCGTCAGCAGCTTGGGAGATGCGGACGGCTGGGGCGTGCGCGTCGCCAAACGTCAGAGATGACGTGTGGTCTACAATAATCTTGGGGAGCTGGTATTTGACGCTGGGGCGGCGGTCGTGCAGCTCAATGTAGTTGCCCGGGCCGTTCTCCTCTTTATCGAACGGCCATTGGAGGACATCATAAATGGAACCCTTCCAAAGGCGTTCAAGCGCATCCAACCGCTTAAAACGGTCAGTGGTTCCCTTGGGATAATCAATCTTGTCTGCTAGCTCTTGAAAGCCCACGTTTTAGTTCTTCTCCCCGCGTATGCGCGCTTCCTGTATGTGTTGGCGCCAGATGCTTTTATTCAAGAGTGCGTCTAAATTGCACGTGTTGACGTTTCGACAGCGTGCGTTCCACCCATATCAAATAGCCAAGAGCATCTGAGAGATGTGTCATCTTCTCGTCGTCCTTGTCTATATCGTTGGTGCCCTCCTTCCACCGCACTGCTTCAAGGTCAGTTACGGTGTAAGGAGCTGCCTTGTCGTCGATAAAGAGGCCCTTGCCATCCTTGGTTAGAACCTGCGCCTTCACTTCGTTGACGCGGTCCATCACGGCAGGGTTCTGGGTCTGGACGCGGAACTCCACGCGGATGCCTTCACGCTGTAAGCCTTGGACGAGGATGGCCCAGTTGCTACGTGCGGCGCTGGACGACGTGATTGTCTGCGACTTCGCGCCGCCCGAGGCGTCACCGTACAGAATGACACCCGTTTGCTTGGCGATTGCGCCATACTCTTTTAGGAAGGCATCAAGAACATCAGGAGCGCCCGCGTTGGGGATGCGGAACTCGCGCAAGACGTAGACCAGTGCGTGCTGGTAGTCAGGCGCAAGGAGCGTGGTTGCTGTTTGCATGTTCTTGACTTTTGACATGCCTGGCAGGTCCCAAGCCGGAGCGTGGTTGCCGCCTCTGACGATACGCTGTTGTTGATGAATCTGCGCGACGACAGAGCACATTAGGCCCACGTTGAAGTCCAGAGACCACAACAATGGCTTGTTCATATCGATGGCTAGAGGCGGCAAAGGCGCAGGAGGCTCAACACAGCAGATATTTCGAGCAAACCCTTTGTACACCGTGCCGACCGTGGTTGAACCCCAGTTGCCGTCAATTAGGAACGGCCAGAGGTCTGGCGACATTGAACGCTCTTGGCGGTCAATGTACTGCTCTAGGTCCTGCATTAAGAAGTTGTCGCGCAAAGAGACATTCCAACATTTGCAGTAGCCCTTCTCTACAACGAGTTCATACAGCCAACTGCCAATGGCACTAGGGTTCGTGGTAATGCGGAGCTGGGGCTTCATGCCAAACTTGCGATACTGCTTGCCGTCAGGGCTGTAGCGCAGACGCGGAGCCAGATAGCGCGTGAATGCCACCTCAGAAGATGGCCCCCAGTCCGCTGTCTCGTCGCACCAAATTGTGTCAGCTTCAAGTGAGCGAAACCCAAGGTAGTTTTGAACTGACAGCACCTTGATGCGGCAACCGTTGGCTAGAGTTATTTCACCAGTGGATGAATTGTATGAGTACTCGACCTCACGCGTGTCGAGCACTCCCTTCAGGGTCGCAATTGGCCCGCGCTTGGCCTGAGGGAGGTCTTTAGTGGCGATGCAGTGGGTAGCCATTGGGAATTGTAGGCAGCGGTCTGCAAACCAATTTGCGGCTATGAAGGACTTACCAGAAGCAAACCCTCCAACAACACACGCGATGTCCTCATTGTACTCTAAAAATTCACCCTGCCAGGGCAACACTTCAATTTCGTGGATCGCCATTGCGTTAGCCGTTGACGGCTTTTTTCGCCTCGCTTGCAATCTTCACGACATACTTAACGCCTTGCTCCTGGTCCGCGCCAGGCGAGACAGAGGGGGCGCTATTCTTAATGCCATGAACTTTGCGGTCCAGGTCAACCATCATGGATAGAGCTTCGGTTGCCCACTTGATAGCTTCAATCTGGTCCTTGATATCCATGCGCTCGCTACGCTGTAGGCTCTTGTCCTCAAGGCGCACCAGCAATTCGTCAATCAGCAGAAATTGCTTGCGAATCTTAGTTTCATGCTGTGAAAGGGTGTCGTTGGGGTCCACCTCTTTGCGCTGAGCCTGGTAACTTTGGCGAAGCCCCGCCCAATCTTCACGCGCAGAGGCAGCGTTAAGTACAAAAATGGCGACGTCAAGCGAAACAGCGATGTCGGGGATTGTCCGACCCTGCTCTACATAGAGGCGCTTGGCTAATTCAATTTTGTCGTCCGAAGCCATTCCCGGTTTGTTTCCCCGGCCATGACCTGTTACCCTTTTTCGAGCAGCTCAATCACTTGGGCGTAGGGTATGCCTTTGAAGTGTAAATCCACGCAACGATAACCAGCTGCTTGGAACTTATCGCGGCAACGGGCCATGACTTTGACCTTCTTGTTGAAGAGGTCCACGTTGTAAGGCCCACGGCTGATTGTCGATGTCTGGCGGCGCTTGTCGATATTGGCGAGGCACTGCTCTGGAGGCGTATCCATGAAGCAGAATACAGCCTTGTCGCGCCCAACCTTATCAGCAATGTCGGCAAACCGTTGGTATATGGTGGAGGCTAGGATGCCTTCGTACACCACGTGGTACCCAAGGTTATGGAACGTCAAGATGCGTTGCGTGATTTGTTCTTGGCGCTTGATGCCGTCCGTCCCGCCGCTTGGGCGGTCGTAGTTGCCGAGTACAAAGGTGCCGTCGCCTGGACCCTTCAGAATGAGGCCAAGCACTTCATCTTCCTTCTCAGCCATCTCGGGCCAATTGTCGAGTTCACGTGCGTACACCTTCTGGTGTAGGCCGTACCGGGCGATGATGCCCTGCACGGTGGTGGATTTGCCGGAACCGTTATTGCCCCGAATTTGGATAATCACTGCTGAAACCGCCCTTCCATAATTCACGCGCAACCGTGCTGTCGCGCCAGGTGAGTTGCTGTTTTACCATTTCGATGTCGTCGCCGACCGTGTACCGTCCTGCGCGGTACTTCTTCAGGCGGCAGAGGACCGTTTCAACCTCGCCAGCACCTACAGGCTCCTTGTACGAGGGCGGCGCGGGGATATGGGACATCTCACGTATGAGGCGCTTGGTGACGGCGACAATGTCCTCGCCCTCTTGCGCAAGTAGCTTCGCGCCCGCCTGCGGGGGCTTCCACATCTTGAGCGCCTCCGGGGCCACGGGCGCTAATCCCCAACGCGGTAGGGCCACCTGCGCCGTATCGTACACCTGAGCCCGCATATACGTTCCCATCTGTACGGTGTTCTTTGTTGCGTCGCAAAAAGCCTCCCAGGTGCGACCCGCGAACCAGTCATCGCAAGCTGCACTAGCGTCAGGATAAAGCGACACATGCTGCCTGACAGCCTTGCGCGCTTTCTCCCCACGGAAGTGGCGTCGCTCTGAGGCGCGTGGGAAGGTGTCAAACTCATCCCACGTCAGACTGTAGAATTGGTCTGGGTGCGATGCTAGGAAGGCCGCCACTCCGGCATGTAGGAACCAGGAGAAGGCGACCGTCCATAGCTTCAGCTGCTCCTCACTGAGAACAGCCTTGTATAGACACGTCTGTATGTAGTCGTTGTCGTTGACGGGGAACATGTCCTCCGCCATTTTCAAATAGTCAGCTTGCACTAAACCTCACTCTGGACGAAGTGGATTTCGCACATGGCACGGGTTAGGGCAACGTATTTAAGATTCATCTCCTGCTTGGCTTCCCAATCCTTCTGGCCCTTCCAGGTTAGGGGCAGCTTCTCCGGCTTGAGAATAAACACGCGCTCATTCTCCAGACCCTTGGCGCGATGTACCGTCGAGAGCACGACCGCCGTCAGCTTGTCGGAGAACAGCGCCTCAATCTCGGCGATGAAGGCCTGGGTTGATTCGGCGCCAAACGCCTCGTAGCAAGCCAGGATGCCGGCAACCTTGTCGTTGTGGCCTTCGAGGGCTGACTCGTGATGCGGCTTGCGCTGAATCTTCTCTTGCTCGGTCGCCGACCAGATGACGAGCGCATCTGGGTCGAAGCGTCCGTGCAGGCGCACGACCTTCTTGACGATAGCCGTGAGGCTCTTGCCAATGTCGCGGCCACGGACGGTCGCAGCCTTGCGGTTGCGAATCATCTTGATGCACTCCTTGATGAGCGGGGCCGTGAGGCGGCAGAGTATGAGGTCACCGCTCTGCGTCTTGTCGGCCAGCTCTGCTTGGTCTAAATACCCCACGATGCCTTCCGGTGCGCCCTCAACTGCTTCGATATGAGGCACTATTTGTTTGGCAAGGTCTATGACCTTGGTGGGGCAGCGATAGCAAGTGCTAAGCGGCAACTCTGTTGCATTGAGCGACTGAACGATGTTATCGAATGACTCGCAGTCGGCGCCAGCGAACCCATAGATGCTCTGGAAGGGGTCGCCTACGAACATCATCCGTCCGCCATTCTTGCGGGCCTTTAGGACTAGCTCAAGCTGAGCCTTGCTGAGGTCCTGGCATTCGTCCACGAACACCCAGTCGAACTTGCGTGGCGAAAGGTCCAAGACATGAGGAATCCAGAGCATATCCGCGAAGTCGATGACACCCTGCTTGGAGAGAGTGATGCCGGCCTTAAGAGCCATAGGCAGACGGCTAATCATGTCGCCCGTGACGCTGTCTTCGAGGCCGTAGTGGTAGACGGTGGACCAGACAGCTTCAACGTCAGAAGCATCCACGAGCGCCAGGCGCACTTTCTCCATGAGATGCGCGAAGTCATTGGCTTCCTTGTTCTCTTGGAAGATGGTCTTGGCGATGTCCGCATACTTGTACTGTTGAACGTTGACCCGCACGCCCTTCGGAAGGCTGAACGCGATGGCGCTGTAGCCGAGGCCGTGGCAGGTTTTGAAATCGATGTTGTCGGCACCATCCCACGTCTTGCGAAGGTGGTCTGCCGTATGCGTGTTGAAGGCGACCATCAGGGCCTGGGAGGTGGCCGGGATGAGCTTGGCGCCCTTCTTGATGGTGGTGGACTTGCCGCTACCTGCGACTGCGTTGATGACTGCGTCGCCCGAACCCTGGCGAATCCAGTCGAACACGTCTTGCTGATACTTGCTCGGTACGAAAGTTGCGCTCATTTTGTTCGATTTTGCCCTTTCAGGAGGCCGCTTTTTCTAATCATAGCGCATAGACGCCATAAAGTAAAGAGGCTGCTGTAATTATTTTACTTGAGCGCGTTGAGCATGTTACTTGCTACGGCGTCAATGGCGTTATTAACAGCTATCTCTGACTTAATCAAATCCAGATAGCTAGACATGCTTTGCTTGCTCCGAGGATTGCTGAACGTCAGCTGATAGTACCGTGTCGTGCCAGCCACTTGGGTTACGCTAACGTCCAGGTGGGTGCCGGTCAGGGCCAAGATGCGGTCAGCAACCTCGGAGCAAGTCAAAGTGTTACTTGGTCGCTTTGACGCCCGAGGTTAGCGCCGCAACCACCAGGTCGAACAAGGCATTCTCTTGAGTTGCAAGCGCGGCAGCCAACTGCGGTTCGGCAGCGTTGATGGCGCGCTCAATCTCAGGGCGAATGAGAGCAAACAAGCCGTTCTTCGGCATAGCGCCTTCGAGCAAGTGAATGACTAACGGCGCAACCGCGACATTGGCTTCGGCGAGCTTGGCGAGAATGGGGCCGCGTTCCGCTTCGAGTGCGGTCAAGAGAACCCCCTTGAGTGCTTCGACTAATTGACTATTCATTGGTGGCCTTTCCAGAAAGTTGTGTCAGACTCTACTTGTATTCGATTCTGCGCTGGTTATTCCCTGTCGGCCAGCTCGTCAGAGACAACCTCGCCAAGAGCGGCGGACAGCGCGCAGGCGTTCAAAGTCGTTTACCCATAGCAAATCGCGTAGCCGCTCGATCTCGTCTGCTTGAACGATAATCTGGCGCTGTTGCTCGACCCATTGCCGCGCAAGCTCCTCGGCATCGATTGGAGGCCCAACCACATCATCCGTCGCTTTGTTCTCATCGGTCACGTTCGACGCGCCCCGCCAAGTTAAAAATCTGCGTGACCTTCGACGGTTCAGTCTGATAGGCGACGAAGTGCGCCAATGCCTCCAACAGCAAAGTGCGGTCGGCTTCATCGATGACTAGATGAAATGTATCGTTGGTCGTCATTCGGTTACCTCGCAGAACGAAAGGAACTCACGGAGGATGAACTCACGCTTCAAAATCCATCCGGTGTCGGGACCGTCGAAGTAGAGACAGTTTGCAAAGTCGCGGAGGACGTTTGCGCTCGTCGTGTACCACGGACCGGGTTCGTCCCATTGGAACTTGTAGCGGCCTGGCGCGATTTCTTTTGCGTCAAGGAAGTCTACGGCCCGAGCCAGCGACACCTCACCTTTGGCGTCTAGAGTCGGATCAGAAGGCATTGAATTGGCCTGCTTTCGTTATTTGAGCGGCGTGAAGATTTTGTTGTAGAGCAGAACCCAGTCTTTGGCGATGCCTTGCTGGGCGTCCGTGACCGACATCTTGCCGGTGCAGATGAGAACGTGTAGCCGATTCTCCAATTTGTCTTTGACGTGGGCGTTGTACGGCATCGTCTTGTACGATTGCGGCCAGAGGTTCTTGATGTCGTTGGAGCCGCCAAGTTCAAGGCTGATGAGGTGGTCCACCTCGTGCTCGCCTCGGACATTGACGATGTTATATTCCTTGTAAACTGCGACTTTCTCAGCGTCCGGCACGTTGCGGACGGTGGAAGTGCTCCGATGACAAATGACGTTGGCGTCCGTAGTCATCACCGCGCCCGGTGTTAGCTGGGCGTTAGGCAGGATAGGGTCGCCCGCCGCCCGGGTTACTGACGTGGAAAGGAGGAAACACGCCAGTAACCCGGTTAGGAATGAGAGGGAAAGTTTCAATGGAACTCCGTCTGGTCTTTCAATAGGTATTCGTCGCTGATGAGCTTGAGTACCTTGCGACCTAGCATTGGGTGTGTTGTTTCTGCGACTGGTTTGACGACCACGCCCTCACGTACCTTCTGACGTGGTTCAAGGAGTGACGGGCCTTCGGTCAGCTTCTTCGCCAACTCTGGAACGTAGGGGCCGCTGTAGACGTTCGGCACGACCGGAAGGCCCATCATATCGCAGCGGTCACGAAATTGGCCGTCGCTGATATATTTGCCGTCCGCCATAATATCGAACAGTACCAGGCGATGCTCGCCGGGGTCGCAGCCGTAGGCGTAACCCTTCTGAATGCCGTCGCCGTACACTTCTCCGTATACCACGATGGATTTAAGGCCTGTCGCCTCCATATGCGACTTGAGGAGCGTTCGCAACGAGTAGTTTTGGCAGGCATCGACATAGACGTTGCTACTCGTCTTAGCTTTTGCTTCGAGCCAAGTATGGCGATTCGTCGCGCTGTCCTGCATTTGAACGTTGCGGCTGCCGTACACGAACTCAGTTGCTGGGAGGCGGCGGAAGAACCGCTTGACCTTCTTCCAGAGCGTGTTGCAGTTGGTCGGCACGTAGCCGGCACGGAAGTTGGTGCCGTGAATCTTCTCCGTGATGTTGACTGGCTCGCCTTGCTCGAACACGTCAGGGTAGTTTTTGGCGTTCTCCAAGTCTGTGTACTTCTGGAAATTGGGGTTGGTTTCCTTGCGCGTGGCTTGACGACCGTTCATCAACCCCGGCATGCGGGCCGCTGGCGGCTCGTACTTCGTGACGCCCAGTTGCTCGGTGAGGTCCATACCCTCGTGAATCTGCCTTCCGAGCATCGTGGCCGGCAGAGCTGGGTAGATGGTTGGCGGCTTCACGACGAGGCCCTGGGAGATGGCTCCGCGCAGTTTGATGGTCCTGACGCGGTGGTTGGAGAGTTTGACCTTCGCATCCGGTCCAAAGATGAGGTCCTCCACGCTCTGCGGAAGGATGCTGTCGATGGGGAAGTAGACGCATAGGTCACCTTCCTTGAATGCGCCCTTCTGGGCGACGCACCGCCAGTCCAAAACTTGTACGAGGTCCAGGCGGTCTGCGTTGGGATGGGATTCGACAGAGCGAATGCGCTCCACCTTAACGGCTAATGTGCTCAATTTGCTCCTTTGGAATTTGAGTGCTAGACGGGTTTGACGCCCTCTCTGAAGACCGCCGTGGCGGGTTCTGGGTCAGAGGCTGCAGCCTGCAACGCTGTTGAGAGCGCTGCGACGTTGGCGTAAGGGCCTGCGTTCGTCGTGACGTGAGATAGGACAGTGGCGGCAAGGTAGTTGGCGTCAGAGGTCTTGCGAAGGAGCCAGAGGCCGTTGACAAACAGCGTTAAAGTGTAGCCCGCCGGGGCGGCCGATACTGCGCTGAACGCCTGCTGTGCGCAGATGTTACATTTGTCAACGATAGCCAATTGTCTCTCCTCAAAGTGGTCGGAAGTGCTGGATTTGAACCAGCGAACTCATGTTTCCAAAACACGCGGGGACGGCCTGACTCCCCCAACTCCCGATGAGCCCAGGGATACAATGTTCCCCGGGCTGTTCGTTGTTTCCTTCTACAGGTACGGCCAGTATAAGCGTGGCACCATCGTGAAATCCTTCGGTCGGGGGAGCCGTTTGCGAAGGCGATGGAACACCTTGGATGCCGTCATGGCGTCAGACAGCGCGTCGTGCGCGCCGCCGTTCTTGATGCCAAACTTGTCAGCCAGCTTGCCTTGCCCCATCAACTCGCCGAACACGGCGAAGCCTAGGCTGGCGTTGTCGACAACACGGCGGAACACGTCCGTGTTAAGGCCAAACCGTCTGAAGTCCTTGATGAGCCAAGCCACGTCGAATGGGACGTTTTGGCCCACGATGACGACATCGTTGAGCTGGCCGGTAGGACCGTCTTGGCGGTACTTCTGTAGGAAGTTGTTGAATGCGCGCAAAGCGACATCAATGTCGGGGGCGTCTGCGATACGCTCATCGGTGAACCCGTTCACCTTGCGTGCGCCCTCGTCAAATTGAACTTTCTTGAACTTCCCACCGAAGTATGACGGGTCGCAGTCCGTTACAAAGTAGTCTTTGAAATGGTCTTCAGATTCGCCCGTAGCCCAGGCGCCAATCTGGATGATGCCGTGCTTTTGGCTATCCAGTCCAGTGGTCTCCAGGTCCAGAGCGATGTACGTTTTATTTGACAATGTTGGTTAGCTCCTTGAATCGTTTGATGTAGGCACCTTCGACCTGTTTTGGTTCCAGTGCTATGAGGATTTTCTTGGGGTGCCCAAGGTCGCCCGTCCAGTTGTCGACAATGGTAGGCAGAAAGTTGTCTGCTTCGATACCTAGCGCCCAAGCGTCTGCCTTCTTAACGCTTGCAGGCATCTCATATGGAAGCCCCAGCCAGTCGCAGATGACGCCCATGAGCTTCTTCTCTGCCTGGCCGTAGAACGCAAAACGTGGGTCGTGTTTGATGGGGCTGGGGATGTCTACCAGGTACGCCTCTGATGCGTCATGCACTAGCCCCCAGAGGGCGTCCTTAGGGTCGCAAAGTTGAGACACGAGGAGGCAGTGCTGGGCGACGGAGTAAAACTTGGTGATGTGCCCCGCGTACCGGCACATGAGCGACAGGGCGTGAGCGATGGAGTCCAGGCTCAGGTCCTCTTGGCGCGGGTCTAAGGGCCAGAACTTGCGCCCCGGGTAGACCTGAATCCACCTTGTCTCCATCAGATGTTCGGCTTGAATGGGTGACAGCCAAGGGAATTATAGTCGCAAGGTTTGCCGCCTGTGAAGTCATCGTCAGCAGGGCACCCCGTTGTCACGCCCGCGTTATAGCCGTGTTTGTGAACAACGCTGCTGCGCTCATCTACGCAGCCCGGGAACGCGCAAGGTTTTTTGGTTGATGTGGGCGCAGGTTCCATCGAACGGTCCAGTTGGCGACGCAAGTACGCAAACACTGCTCGGTAGTTGATGCCGTCGATGACGGTGTCCTCTTTGTACGGTCCAACCATGCGACTGTCCTTGACGTCGATGAGCGCCGCTAGAAGGACAAGTCGCAACTGACGCGGAGACAGCGAAACCCCAAAACTGCTTAGAGTGTTTGCGGTGAAAGTGGTTACCAGGTTGTCGAGATGCCACGAATCGGCATACTCGCCGCCGCGTTGGGTGGCGATAGCCACCCCTTCACCGAGTATGACGTTGATGCCGTCTTCAAATACAGCCATAGGTTCCTTTCAAGGCTTCGCGCTTGTAATGCTTGGCCCGAATCGCCAAGACTTCGGCCTCAATTTGTATCGCTTGGAGACCATTTGCCGCTTGCGGGCGAGAAATGTCGATGGCGCGGCAATCTTGGTACCGCACTTTGGTGATGGGGTTCATCCAGAATGAGCGGATGTAGAGGAAGTCGCAACCGGGGACAGCCCCGGACTGGTCGCGCTTCACGGTCACGATGCAATCGTCAGGCGCGTGCTTGTAAAACGTCTGTTCGACCATGTGGCGGACCCAGTCCAAGGGGTAGCCCATTAGGTTGCTGCCGCCTGTTCTGCCGCCTGCAGCAAGGCTTGCTTCACGAATTTGGAGCGGGCAATCTCCATATCAATGCGCTCAAGGTCGGAAGTTGGGCGCAGGTTCTCGCGAAACTCCGTGTTGTTTTTGTACTTGGCGCTGATAGTCGCGGGGATGAGGTCCTGGGCGATGTCGTGGCCTGTACCTACGAAGAACGCATCATTATGTTCGATGAGGAACGTGGTGAGGCTATCGGCTATGTACCGTGCGTCGGCCCGGTCGCCGCCTGGGAGGGCTGTTACGGCGTGAACCATTACCGCGAGCTGGTCCTCAGTGAAGCGCGACCGTATGCCTGCCTCGATTGCGGCCTGCACCACAGGTTCCCCGAAGTCATCCTCCAGGTTGAAGTCGAACACGGTTGTTACGCCGTTGTCCTCTACGACCGGAAACAGTTTCCGCAGTTGTTGCACGCTGCAGATGCCTATGGCGACGGCGGTTGAGGCGCAGACGCCCTTGCGGTCGTCCGTTTGGAACGCGCTGTAGCACAGTTTGTCGCCGTCGCCAAGGCAATCGGCGGCCAGTCTATACAGCTTGGCCCAGTTGGCGCCTGCGTTTGGCGCCATGCGAAATTCAAATGACATGTAACTCCTTTAATTTGGTGTGATTGTTAGCATTCAGAGTCAGTAGCCGCAAGCTCGTACAACTTAGCAAGCTTCACTTTTCCACGTTCGCGATTGACGACCGCCGCCCGTCGCCGTAGGGCGTCCGGCAGCGCTAGCTCAACGCGATTTAGACGCCACTCTAATTGGTACCGCAAGGCGGGCAACGCCGCATACATCGGTAACACATCGGAGTACGTCTTTTCTAGGTATCGGCTCCAGCGCCTCGGTTCTTTAGGCGCATCAACGATTAAATCTTTGAAGGCATCGTCAATGTTAGCGCAGCGGTCGGCACACTTGACAACCAAGGCATCATCGCTTTCTGCGATACCCTGGTAGTAGGACGCCGGGGCCGGGCCGTTGTCAGGCTTGGTAAGGCGCTCAATAATGCCGAGTTGTCGGTAAGTAACGCCAAGATTGATGAGGTCGTCGCGAGTGAGCTTGGTGTCCTCAAGCACGTCGTGTAGGTAGGCTGCCGTTTGGCGGTCCCACATATCAGGCGAGTCGGCGGGGACGGCAAGCTCGCACTCTAGGGAGAACAGCCGTGTCAACTCAGCTACCCGTACTGGGTGGTGATAGTACGGCGTCGCACCGTCCGCACGAAATTGTCCGCAAGCAGTATGGGCTATGAATGCTACTTGGTAAGCGAAGGTTGGGCGCACTCGGTAGCCTCCTTTTGAGCTTTGCGTTTTGCTGCTGATTTTCTGCCGAGTTCAGCCATGTGTTCTCGGGAGTGCTTCGACCCGCCCCGGCGCCCAATTCGTGAGAAGTAGGCGCTCAGGGCGACTTGGTCCTGGTCCACGTGCCGGCTTAGATGCGAACTGAGAGCGTTAACTGCGCCTCGCTGAAGCTTGGACTTCGCAGAATGCTCGGTTTGTTAGATACGAACGTGGCGCCGACCGCGACGTTGGGGAGGACGTACAAGTTGACTCCGAGGCCGCCACGCAGCGTTGAGCTGCTGGGGGTCCCAGTCTTGACGAGCGCGACGGGTCCCGCCTCCAGGCGACCCAGCTTAATCGCTGAGTACGACACGCCGATGCCTTGGTGCTGGGTTACTGCGATGCTGGTTCGTTGGTCCGCCGCAGCTGGAGCCGCGAACGGCAACACCAAGAGGGCAATTGCGGCAACCGCCGCGAACAAGATTTTCTTCATATCATTGCTATTCTCGAACAAGCCGTCTGTCTCCTTCTTACAAATTGTCTACAGCTTCTTTTTGTCGTTTCAGCTTGCCCTCGGGGGAGTCAGTACTATAGAAGCCAGCCCCCTTCAACACAAAATCGCCGCCGCCAATCTGACGCTTCAACCGCAGGCCGCAAGTGTACTCTTGACAGTTGTACTCGTCCTCTTCCACGTGCTCGCAGTAGAGGGCAGGCGACTCACTAATGGAATGTTGGACCTCGGTGATGTGACCGTTCGGGCACTTGTAGTCGTACAGCGGCACTGCTTCTACTTGAGCGCCTTGGCAATTTGCGAAGTGGTGTCCAGCGGCTCAACCGTGAGAATCTGCTCGCGCAATGTGACGCACCCGGTCCCGCCAAACTGCGCGCTGGGCTTCTGAAGTCTGACGCCCTTCTTCTCTCGCACCAGCGCGGCGTAGTTGCAGAGCGTTGGGTTCTTGTCTTTGTCTTGGAACGTGCCGAACAGCACGCGGCCATCGGCCAGCGCGACCATGGCTGGATAGGGAGCGGGGGTTTTTGCGTCGCACGCAGTCACGAGGACCGCAAGTGCCGCAATCGCAGCTAATTTCATCATACCCTACATTTCTTGAACGGACAGTCCGTATCCTCCTCGCAGCGCAGCAGTGGAGAGTGCGGACACAGTGTTTACGGTTTATGGATGACGTGGGAGAGGACCGTGCTCAGCATATTGAGCACGGTCGGACGCGCCATTTGTAGGTGGATGTACTTAAGGCACTGCCCCGTATCGACAATAAGCATAGCGGGCTTCCCGCTATGGAGCAGCGCTAGCATGTCCTTCAGGTACGACTCATCCTCACCGCTCAGTACCGTGTTGCGTGGCGCTGGTTTGTAGGCGTGGAGCGTCGAAGGAGTTATGTCGTCCGGGTGCGGTCGATACATACTTCTCCATTCGCCGTTGCTCTGTGTCTCCCTACCCTGGCCGCATCTTCGCTTCGGGTCCACGCGCTTGGCGCTTGGAACGCGGGGTGCGGGTGGGGCGTCCCCAGTGGCGATGCCAAGGTTCCATGTTGAATGGACCTCGGCCCGTCTGTTGACCGACTTGGATGATGTATTCGAGGCGCAATGCGCGTTGGTCCATGAGTACCTCCTAGTGGGCTGTAGTCATGGCTCCCCTTTCGTTCATACAGGTACTTTTCGCTGGGTTGATGGGTATGTCCTCCGTCACGAGCTGTTCGTTGGGCTTTGTTTTTTGCGTTACGGGAGCCCACCCCGCCGTCGCTCCAGGCAGCAAACGCGTACATCCACCCCCACCCCGTGGTTGGCTGGGTGGCGAGGTTAGTGGCTTTATGGCCGCCGAGAGGGATACCACTACCCGGTCGTATCCCTTTTGGCCGACTTCGGACTGGCCGCCGTGGGCGAGGTGGCTGGGAGGAGGGTCCTTCCTATCCCCCTAAACGCCCACGAAAGTACGAACAGACCGAACAGACCGATATTTAGACACCCTAGGAGCCGCCGAAGAAAAACACCGTCTAACAACTACCAATCTAGTAGCAAGCACATTTAGTTTTCTAAACGCCCAACCCAAAAAGCCACTTTAATTCGTTCTTTTCGTACTTTTCGTACTCCCCAGAACCACGCAACCACTAGATATAGTAGTCGTTCCTCGAACGCATACTACACCGAACGTCGCGCCACGCAACAAAAGACATCGCGCCACGCGGAACGTCCCGGGACGTACTCGCAAAATCGCCCATAAATCGCCGCCACCGTACCGGGACGACCCGGAACGCCCACGGATAACCGAAACCACGCAAGAGGGCCACGTTCCGGGTCGGCCAAGAGTTAGGACACGGGGCTAGGGCGGGCCACCGTAGGGACAAACCACCCCGAGGGCAAATCAGATCGGAATCAAACCACCCCGAGGG